AGACAGCCTTATACGAGCCATACCCCGTATGCAAAACACCGAAAACAAAATAGTGGGCGGTGCTGGTATAGAATACCGCTACATGACCAGTAAGGAAAAATGTAAGCCTAAGTATTTTGAACTAGACGGCACCCGTATTTGGGACAACGCTTTAGTTGCCGGTATGAACTACGTAGGAGTAAAGAAAAACGAAGCCGTGCTTGAGTGCCTAATGGATGCAAAGCTACACATTGACCCCAGTTGGTCTAAAAAGTATGCACAGCAAGGAGCACATTTTAACCGCACCACCGTAGAGGCAATAATGTGTGGAGCAGTGCCCGTGGCTACCGACTTAGGTATGAAAAACAGTGCTTATTTTAAACCCCGTGAAAACTACATAGAAATACCCCACAGTGCAACTCCCACACAGTTTGCAAATATTATCGACCACGCCCTTGTAGATAAAAACCAGTGGCTAAAAATTAGAAAAAACAACGAGCCGTTGTTAAGCCAGTTTAGTTGTGAGGAGGTAGCGGGCGAATACCTTGACCTAATAGAAGACAACCAAGCCGAAACAGAGACCGGCGAAGTTAATGAAGAAATAAAATACAAAGCAGAAAACAGTTTACAGTTTTTTGGTATTAACGCCCGTAACCATAAGCTCATTACATGGTATTGATTAACTATAAAGCCCGTACAAGGGCTCAAATTTTACAAGGTAGGTTACCCCATGCTGTACGGTTTTAAAGCGTCTGAAGCGTTTGGTGTGCAGTCTTTTACTGTCCGTAATGTAAGCGAAGCCCTGTTTTTGGCTAAAAACGCCTTGGAACAAGAAGGTAGAGAAATAGAAACACGTAACGGTAAGGCATTGGAGTTTACGTCCCCAGTGGCTACTACTTACACCCATAGCCGCGAACGGGTGCTGTTTTACCCCCAACGCGACGCTAACCCTTATTTTCACTTAATGGAAGCCCTTTGGATGTTAGCCGGTAGAAACGACGTACAGTGGATTAGCCAGTTCAACGGGCGTATGAATACTTACAGCGACGATGGCACAACTTTTCATGGGGCGTATGGTTACCGGTGGCGAAACTGGTTTGGAAAAGACCAATTGGAAGCCGCCCTACTACGATTACAAAAGTACCCAAACGACCGCCGCACCGTGGTTAGTATGTGGGATGCCAACCACGACTTAGTTGCGGATAACACGGGTAAAGACTACCCCTGCAACACACAGATATTTTTTAGCGAGCGTAACGGTAACCTTAACATGACGGTGGTAAACCGCAGTAATGATTTAATTTGGGGAGCCTACGGAGCCAACGCCGTGCATATGTCGGTTTTGTTGGAGTACATGGCGGCAAGACTAGAACTAGGCGTGGGGCTGTATTATCAGTTTAGTAATAACCTTCATGCCTACAAGGATGTATTAAATAAACTTAGCGACATGCCCGCAGATTACGAGCCGTACCTAACACTAGCTGATAACGGGTTGCAGTACACACCGCCACCGTTGGTGGATTCGCACACCAGCTTTGATGAAGAACTGTTGGCGTGGTTTGAAGACGAACAGCGTACCGGTTACGACAACACGTATCTTGGCAATACGGCAACGCCCATGCGGTTGAGTTGGCGGCACTGGAAGTTGCGTGATTTTGAAAAAGCTTACCTATACGCCGAAAGCATAGAAGACCGAGCATGGCGTAAGGCTTGTTTAGAGTGGTTACAAAGGAGAGCAAAAAACTATGGAAATTAATGCTGGTGAGCAACACTTATCGCCCATACTAAAAACGGCAAAAGAAATAGCTACCGAAGACATACGAGCGTTAGCAAAAGCCGAAGAAAGTTACGGCGATAGTTGGAAAAAACGCGGCGGCGTGGGTGCTTTTATGATGCTTGCCCGCAAATGGGATAGGTTAGAAACACAAGTAAGTGCCAAAAACTTTGATGTTTTTAAAGCCGCTGAACAGGATAAAAGACCAGAGGGTATATTAGACGACATACAAGACTTACGTAGGTATTTATTCTTAGTAGAAGCCGAGTTAAAAGGAACGCCCCGCTATGCAAGAACCACCAAACCCATTGAAAAACAAAAACCCTGATGAAAAAGCTGTAACTGCCGTGTGTAAATGTGAAAAACAAATAAAGTCTGTAACGTGGCGAAACATAAAAAACAAATTTCCGCAGTGTAAGTGTGGAAAACCAATGAAAGTAATTAGCGATGCAAATTCCACTATTTAGCCCCCCCACCGAATGGGTAATGCCCGACCACTACCCCGACCTCAGCACGGCACAAGAAATAGCTATAGACCTAGAAACCAAAGACCCTAACCTCACCACAATGGGTTCGGGGTGGGCTCGCAAAGATGGGCACATTATAGGCATAGCCGTAGCCGTAAAGGAGCGTAGTTGGTACTTCCCTATACGGCACGAGTTAGGACCAAACTTTGACCCTAAAAAAACCTTACAGTGGTTACAGGAGGTGGTTACCCCACAGCGGAATTATGTGTTTCATAATGCCCCGTACGACGTAGGGTGGCTACTAACCGAAGGCGTACAAATAAAAGGCAAAATTATAGACACCATGGTGGTGGCTCCCCTGTTGGACGAGAACCGCTTTTCGTATTCGCTAAATGCCCTAGGCAGAGACTACTTGCAAGACCGTAAGTCGGAGCAGGGCTTACGCGAAGCCGCCGCAACCTTTGGTGTTGACGCTAAAAGCGAAATGTATAAACTCCCTGCACAGCACGTGGGGCAGTACGCCGAACAAGATGCCCACCTTACCCTTAGATTATGGGAACATTTTAAAGCTCTTGTTGTTAAGGAAGAAATAAAGGATATTTTTGAACTCGAGTTACGGGTGCTTAATGCTATTATCCCCATGCGGCAACAGGGCGTAAGGGTAGACCTACAAAAAGCCGAGCGTATAAAAACAGAACTTGAGCAAAAAGAAAAAGCACTACTTGACCAAGTAACCAAAGACACCGGCGTGGCGGTTGAAATATGGGCGGCAGAAAGCGTAGCTAAAGCCTTTGATGCACTAAGCATACCCTACAGTAAAACCGAAAAAACCCAAGCCCCGTCGTTTACCAAGGGGTTTTTAGCCCATCACCCCCACCCCATGCCACAAATGATAGTGCAAGCCCGCGAGTTTAATAAAGCTCGCACCACGTTTGTAGACACTATACTCAAGCACCAAAACAACGGACGCATACACGCCGAGCTACACCCCCTGCGTAGCGACAACGGGGGCACGGTAACGGGTCGGTTTAGTTACAGTAATCCAAACCTACAGCAAATTCCAGCACGGCACGGGGAAATTGGTCCCATGATACGTAGTTTGTTTCTACCCGAAAAAGATTGTTTGTGGGGTGCGTTTGACTACAGTAGCCAAGAGCCCCGTATAGTGGTGCATTACGCTAAGTTGATGGGTTTTAAAGGAGCGGTTGACTTTGCACAACAATACAACCAAGACCCCCGCACGGACTTTCACCAAATGGCGGCAGACATTGTGGGGGTGCCTCGTAAACAGGCAAAGGACATTAACCTCGGGTTGTTCTACGGCATGGGCAGTAAGAAACTAGCCGCCAGTTTGGGGCTTGAATACGAAGAAGCCCAAGACCTATTTGCCACCTACCATGAAAAAGTACCCTTTGTGCGTGAACTAAGCGACTACAGCGTTAACAGGGCGAGCCAAAAGGGGGTTATCCGCACGGTGTTAGGCAGAAGGTGTAGGTTTGACAAATGGGAGCCTAGTAAGTACGGGGTATGGAAACCGTTGTCTTATAAGGATGCCTATGCCGAACACGGAGCCGCCATTAAACGAGCCTTTACCTACAAAGCTCTAAACAAGTTAATACAGGGCAGTGCCGCCGACCAAACTAAAGCCGCTCTTGCCACCCTTGCCGAAGAGGGCATACTACCCATGATACAAGTGCATGATGAGCTTGACATTTCGGTAGAAAACGAAGCACAGTGTAAAAAGATTGTAGAAATTATGCAGGATTGCGTAAAGTTAGAAGTGCCCAGTGTGGTGGATGCCGAACTTGGACCAAACTGGGGTGAGGCAAAGCAGACCCTTTCCGACAAACCGTGGACAAGGGGGTTAAAACATAATCACTCGGAGATGTTAACGTAATGAATTGTTGGTCTTGTAATACAGAACTTACTTGGGGTGGCGACCACGACTATGAGTACCCCTACAAACTAGAACAGGGCGAAAGCGATTATAACTATTCTATAGTTACTAATTTATCTTGCCCAAACTGTCATGCGTACGTAGAGGTATACCATGGAAGTAAAGATGTTGAGTAAACTCAACAAACGGTTGTTAGGCGGTTACGTAAGCCGATACCACACCCGCCCCGAAGTAGCCGATGGGCAGAACGTGGCGGCGCACACTTGGGGAGCGTTGGCTATACTTACCACCCTTTGGGAAGACGTAAGCCGCGAAGCCATGCTGTATTTACTGTACCACGATGTTGTGGAGTCCGAACTGGGCGACTTACCCGCCCCCACTAAATGGAACTACAAAAACCTAGACAAAGCCTACAGTGAAGCCGAAGCACAACAAGAAGAAGAACTCGAGCTACCCATGACAAAAGCTAGACTTACCGAGCAAGACCAACACAGGGTAAAAATGGCAGACATGTTAGAGTTGGTTTTACACTGTAAACGACAAATGAGTACGGGCAACACGTTAGCCACACCCATTTATCAACGGGGTAAGCAGTTTTTGCAAGACCGTTATGGGCACAAAAAAGATTTTAAACCCGTGCAAGAAATACTAAACGAACTACAACTGTGGGAGAACACACTATGAGCGAAGAAGTTACCGCCCAAATACTAAGTCCTTTTGGACCACGCATGTTGAAAACTAAATTCCCGCAAGAACTTATTGAACGCCTAAACGCCCATTGTGACGATATGTTAAGCAACCCCAAGCACGACGTTTCGGATCAACTGGTGGGGCATGTCGAACAAGAGGTAAAGTGCGAAGTGGGTAAGATTCCCCAGTTTGGCGAAGTGTTGTTTCAAGCCACCAATGGGTTGTACACTCAGTTTATGGCACAGACAAATGCCATTCACGAACCGCCTAACCAGATACAGGTGCATAACGCATGGTTTGTGCGAAGCTTTGCCACCGACTACAACCCCGTGCATATTCATACCAGTGGGCAGTTTAGTTGTATTCTGTACCTAAAACTACCCGAAAGCATTGGTGCAAAAAACTGGAAATTTACCAAAGAAAAATACGCCAGCGAAGGGTGGACAGACTTTTTGTTTGGTGCTACACAACTGTGTAGTGTGGGTTCGTTTAGAGTTCAGCCCGAAGTGGGCGACTTTTACGTATTCCCGTCTTACTTGAGCCACTGCGCTTATCCCTTTTACGGCGAGGGGGAACGGCGTAGCTTTTCGGCTAACTTAACTCTAACCAAGGTAGATAAAACAGATTAAAAATAAAGGGTCTTCGGTAAAGCGTAGCCGTAATATATAAAGGTTACTAATATAACCAAGGAGACTATTATGGAACAAGTTGCAAAACCAGAAGAATATTTTGATATTTTAGATGCAGTGCAAGAAACAGGAGAAATAAATATGCTTGCCGCGCCCATGTGGTTGGTTGAAAATGATTTTGTTGAAAACAAACGCCAAGCCCGTAAAATTGTAAGTGCTTGGATGCAACAAGAAAAGTTTAAAAAACAATGAATATATTTATGCTACACCCCGACCACACTACCTGTGCCCAATACCACTGCGACAAGCACGTAGTAAAAATGGTTTTGGAAACCACCCAAATGCTCAGCACGGTGCATTGGCGTTGGGACAACCGTGGTCCTTACCTACCCGTACACCAGAAACACCCCTGCACCTTATGGGCAGGGGAGTCGGTGGCTAATTACAAATGGCTATTGAAACTTGGTGTTGCCCTTTGCAGGGAGTACACTTACCGGTATGAAAAAGTACACAAGTGCGAGCTTTTACTTGAACACCCACTGGCAGAAGCCCCTTGTAACCTACAGGTTATGGAGGAGCGACAACAACCCACCGCTCCCGCCCAAGCCATGCCCGTCCAGTACAAACGTAAAAACCCCATACAAGCGTACCGAACCTACTACAAAGCAGAAAAAGCGAGATTTTGCAAATGGAAAAACAGAAAAACCCCCAAGTTCATGCTAAAAACAATGTCATTGCTTTCCCAACCCAGTTGAAAAAACAAAAGGCAACAACCTCGGTAGAGGTGGAAATCGACGTGGTGCTATGCTCGGTTTGCAATTCGCAAAGTTTTTTCCTATTGAGCGAAACTAACGGCATCTGTTGTAATGCTTGCGGCAACGTAATGGACCTTTACTGGACAACTCCCTGACGTTTACGATTAAATAACACTTGCATGATGTTTTGTGCCCATTTAGTATTGTAAATGCAGTAAGTTAGTTTGTTCGCTTATTGCTCATTTTGTTACCTACGTGAGCTGGGGGGGTGGTTTTCTTTTATAGCCCTATAAGTAGTTTTCCACCCCTTTAGTTTTTTAAGACCAACCTTTATAGAAAGAAAGGAACAGTTATGGGTTTAGATCAATACGCATACGTTAATGCTAAAACGGTAGAAGACAAAAATGGAAACACCTACTTAAAAGGTGAGCAGGAAATTACTTGGCGTAAACACGCTAGGTTGCAAGAGTTTATGGAAAAGCTTTGGCACGAAAAGGGCAATGAAAAAGAGTTTAACTGCGTTGACCTAGAGCTTACCAAACACGACCTTGAAAAGCTACAAAAACAAATAGAAAACAATTACTACGACCACTTTAGCACGGGCGGTTTGTTCTGGGGGCACCAGTTCCAGGAAGAAAGCGCATTGCAGTACCTTGAGCAAGATAGAAAGTTTGTTGCCGACGCCCTGCAAGCCGTAGAAAAAGGCAACACGGTTGTCTACAGTTGTTGGTGGTGACCGTGCCATGGTTAAGCAAAAGAAAACTCACCCTTGGAAAGCTATTTACTTACGACCCTACAAACACCCCCTGAAAGACACACCTGACTGGCATGGTAACTGGTTGCAACAATCGTATGATTTTTCAACCAATTTACCCGACACACAGACACACGGTTTAGCCACCACCCTGGAAGACATAGACACCCTTTGTTGGAACCAAAACGGCACTCTTGCCGTAAGCCAACAAGAACAAGAATACTCCCAAGGGGATAAAACGCCCTTGAGTAAGAAAACCCTAATCCGTGGCAGAAAACCAATTGGTTCAAAAGCAAAAAGGGAGGGTGGTCGGTATAACTTTACTCTTTTAGAAACAGCGTGGGGAGCAAAAAGAACCCCACAGGGGTAAATCTTTTGTTATAGTTTAGTTGCAGTAGGGGTAAATATATATCGTTAATAACTGTTCATAGAAAGGAACAAAAGTTATGAAAAAACATATTTTATTTTGGAGTTGGGCTTGCAGTCCACTAGCTGTTTCAATACTGTGGTTGGGTAAGGAGGTGTTGCTATGAAACAAGTAGCCGTGATACACAAAGCCTTTGAAAACACGCCACGCCTAGTAGCTTATGTGGACGTAACTAAGGAACACAAACTTGCAGAAATAGGTGAACTGGGCGGTTACGAAGCCACCGAACTTATGCTGGAAAAAGCATGGGAACTTACCAATACTATAGACCACCCTTGGGTACAGAATAAAGGGGTAACCGTGGTAGGCGACCCCAAGTTACGAAGCACCAGTGTAGGTGACGAGTTGGTGCTTGACGGTGAAAAGTGGCAAGTGGCTCAAATTGGGTTCACCAAGGTAACGGGGGACAAACCAAATGGGGCTTGAACTTTTATGCTTATCTTTAATTTTATACCACGAGGCTAGGGGGGAGCCTCGTGTTGGGCAACTTGCCGTAGCCGAAGTAGTGCTAAACCGAGTGATTGACGGGCGGTATCCCAACACGGTTTGTGAGGTCATGGAGCAGGAGCACGACGGGGTTTGCCATTTCTCTTTTTGGTGCGACGGGCACTCCGACACTCCCAAAAACAAAGTGTTGTGGAAAGAAATGGAATTTACCGCACGGCAAATGTTCTACACTTTCCCCGAGCTGGACATGACACAGGGAGCAACGCACTACCACCACGTGGACATACTACCCGCGTGGGCAACAGAACTAACAAGAGTTGTGCAAATTGATAACCACATATTTTACCGCTGGGAATAGACTAAAATGTGTTGTACAATGACATTTGTATGTGGCAAAGTAGCTGTGTAGTATTTAAAAGTAGTTTTCAACAACCCGTTATAGAAAGGACGGTAACATGGAAAAGGAACAAAACAATGCTGTACCTAGTAGTAGTGCTAATGGCAGTGCTGATACTGTGGTGGGAGATGAAGGGGTAGCCGCCGACATTAGTGCCCGCGACGAATACAACCCTAATTGGAGCAAGCAACAAAAAAAGACGCCAAGCGTTTACACCGGCGGCTCGGCAAGGGCTTTGCCGTCAACTTACGAAAGTGGCAACGTGGTAAACGCACATAAGCGATTACAGGTTGCTCTGGATGACATAATACAGGAAACCCTGCAGGACGTAGTACAGCAAACCGTACAGGACGCTTTGGACAGCTACGACTTTGGTGATTGGGTTACCAGTGCCTTGGATAATTACGATTTTGACAGCATTGTTAGCGAGGTAATTGATAACCACAACTTTGACGACATTGTTGGCGAGGCAATGGAAGACCGCTTTGGCGAGCTGTTTAGGCAACACGTCAAGCGGTTATATATAAATTGCGAAAGGTAACCCGTATGAAAAAGCACAAACCCATAATACAGGATAAAAAAAGCGTGAGCGTAGACCTAAAAACCTACGCTCTTTTAAGAAAACAAGCCACGGCAGAGTGCCGTGGCGTGGCTGGACAAATACGTTGGATGGCTAATTTTTACGAACAGTACGCCACCACCCGACAACCCACCGAGGAAGGAGCAAGCTATGATAATGACTAAAGCTAACTTAGACGCTTTTGCCAAGCATATTCGTAGGCAAAAGGGGCGGTCGCCAGAAAAGCACCGCCAAGACTTAGCACGTTTTATTGTGGAAAACAACAGTAACGCACGTTTTAAGAAAGATTATTTTTTGCAAAAGTGCGACGTTGTGTTAAACTCCGCAACATAACATTGTGTTTATCTCCTCCCCTAGGAGTGTTTTGCCTTTCGCCTGTATTTACAACCTCCTATCGTATACGGGCGAAAGGTTTTTTTACCCTATCCACAAACCCACTAAAAGGAAACACCATGCCAAAGTACGAATTTATTTACCGCGACATAGTTACTACCCATGAAATACAAACCCACACCGTAGAACACGATACCCTTGCCGAAGCCTTAAATGCCGTGCAAGCTGGCGAGGGAGAAATGGTTACTGAAAGAATAGAAGAGTTTGAACGTAAGACCGCAAGCCAACCAGAAACCGTAAAATGTGACGGCGTTGCCCTACGGTTTTCCGAACTGTACTCCGTACACAAAGAGTTAAAATAGCCCCCATGTGGGGCTTTTTAGCCTCAAACCGCAAAAAAGAGCTTTATATGCGGCGTTTTAAGGGCTCAAACGGGGTGGGGTAAGGGGTAAGGTAGGCTTAAAAATTTGATTTGTTAAATAGCCACGACTAAATAACCCCCAAGATGATAAAAAACAATTACACAGGACTTTTTACCGTGGTACACTGGGGTTGTTGGGTAATACTGCCTGACAAAACCCATAGATCATAGAAAGGATCTGCAAATGGTTAAATCTGTTAAAGCACCATCGGCTAAAGTGGTTAGCACCACTAAGGTCAGGGTTCCAGCACCAGTGGTAACCGGCACGAAAACCACTGCCAAGGAATTAATTGTAAACGGCAAGGAAATTACCTACGACCAGATAGATGCTTTTGTAAAAGCAAACGCTGGAGGTAACGAAGCTAACATACTTGTAGAGCCCCTGCCAAACGTGGACTTTAAAAGCGACAAGCCCGTGCCCTTTGGTTACGGCGGGAAAAGTGGTGGTGTGCGCGATACCCTACAAAACTGGATACTTAATGGCGTAGACGGCGACCGCACTTTAAAAACCATACTTACCAAGTGTCGCACCCTTGGGTTAAGCCGACGCAAGCCGGTATGCCTTTGGGCTCTTATGCACGGCGGGTACAGCCGGTCTAGCAAGTATTGGTTGACGCCCTACGTAAAACTGGTTGTGAAACCACAGAGCAAATAACACTGGCTCTTTGTTAAGTCCCTACCTACAGTGTGTGGGTAGGGCATTTTTTTATAAATCTTATAGGGAGACACCATTATGGCAACACGAGCAACGTACCAATTTACTAGAAACGGAGACCCTTCGGCTACGGTGTACAAACACCACGACGGCTACCCCGAGGGGGCGGTAAGATGGCTAACCAACACCGCAGTGGATTTGGTTTGCCACGGCGAAATAGTTAGCAATAACTTACGGTACTCCATCCATCCCAAAACACTAGCCCATGCTTTTATGCGAGCCAACAAAAAACACGGGTTTATGGAAATTACCCCATCGTACACGGACCACGCCGATACCGAGTACCACTACGTGATTACCCCCCATTTTTGCGTGTTGATTTTTGGCAAAAGCGATGGCGAAAAATACCCCTGTAAACTACTGTTTGAGGGCACACTGGCAAAAGCCAACGAATGGGCATACAACCCATGACAAGCACCACGCTTACAAAGGAGATGCAAATTATGACTAAAACAAACAAACGACCAAAACGACCGAAACAACCAACAACAGTCGGGTTTATTACTAAAGACCCAATACTAATACAAGACTTTTTAGAAACACAAGACTTAGTAAGCCAAGAGTTAGGCATGAAAGTAACAAGACCCCAACTGCTTGGTCACTTGTTAAAGCATTACTTACAAGAAAAGTAAAAACCACACAACAAAAAGGAGGTGCAAATGAAACATATGAAAATAACAGCATACCGTGAGTTAAAACGGGAACAGGCTACAGCTAGGCAGACTGCCCACAATTTGCTAACCAACGAGCAAAAGATTGCCAAAGCGGTAAGCCGCAGAGGGCAATCCGCTAGAGAGCTAGAAAAACTAAGGGGTAACAAACATAGTCAATAAGAACAATTAGTTATGGCTCTTTTACAAGTCCCTACCTACAATAGGTGGGTAGGGCATTTTTTAAATCTTATAGGGGCAACAAACTATGAACGCACACAAACAGCAATACATTGACTACTGTTTTACCAGATTGCAACCTAGCAACGAGCACATAAAATATTGGCTAAACTCAGCCAAAGAAATGGAAAAAGAAGACCCACACCATGGTGCCTGTGACCTTGCTTACGCCACATACTTGATGCGGTACGCTTATGACAACAATAACAATGGGTGGCATGTACTTGACCCCGAGTTTGGCGTTGGGGTAACCGACCAAAACACAGCCCATTTTCACTACTTAACGGAGTTACTACACCCCATGCCTAGTAACGACTACCAACCCGCTTTATTAGACCCCGATAAGTTTAAACTAATAAACACGTGGGTAGACGGCTATAAATTTCCCAAGGGGGCAAGGTTTAGTGTTTCCGAGCATCGCATTGGCTACAAGGGTAGACGGGTGCTTATGTTCAAAAGTGCTTACGAAATTTGGGGTTGCACAATGGCTGAAACCTATTTTGTGGAGGCAAAGCACTAAATCGCCACCGAGCACAAAGAGTAAACAGGGCTGGTTCCTAAGTAAGTCCCTACCTACAGTGTGTGGGTAGGGTATTTTTTATAAATCACTTTTTAAAAGGAAATTAATTATGCAAGAAACTTACTGGCTTAGTGACAGCCTTAAGCAACAAATCAAAAACGGTACGGACAGCACCGGTTTAAACACCGGCGGCGAATGGGTAAAATATTTTAGTGAACACGGTGCGCTGTGTCCTAAAGCACTTTTACACGAAACCATGGGCAACCGCGAGTTTTACTGTTTTGAGGGTAGCACGGGTGAAGCTCCTGACGGGTTTTGGGAGTTTACCGAGCAACTGCCAAAGCCCACCACCGAGCAACAAGCCAAGCCCTACGGTGACGGCAGTTACGAGGTGGTACAAACATGGGGCAACACCGAGCAACCGCACCTTGTAGTGTGGTACACGAACGGGCAGTGGGGTGGTCCTGCCCCAACGTACTTTGTTGCCAAAGAGTACGTAGAACAATAAACAGTGGCTCATTTGGCGGCGGGCTAGTACAGCCGCCGCTTTAACAAGGAAATTAATTATGCAAAAAAATCTTAACAATAGCGTCAAAAAGTATTTTGCTGAAAGCAACGGTTTAAAAACAGGCAACGACTGGGTAGCCTATTACACGGAGTATGGGGCTTTGTGTCCTAAAAAACTTTTGCAAAGAGCCATGGGTAACCGTGAGTTTTACTGTTACGAACATGCCGCAAGATACCCCAACGGGGATGTTCCCGACGAGTTTTGGCAGTTTACCGAGCAACTACCCAAACCTACCACCCAGAAAACCAAGCCCTACCCCGACGGCAGTGGTTACGACGTGGTGCAAACATGGGTTAGCGACGGGCAAACGTATCTTGCACTGTGGCACACGAACAGGCAGGGGGACGGCGAAACCAATGCCACGTACTTTGTTGCCAAAGAGTACGTAGAGCAATAAACAGTGGCTCACGGGTAAGTCCCCGCCTATACTTTATAGGTGGGGCAAAAACCCTGCTTCAATTTTATAAACTCAATATAAGGGCTAAAAATCATGGCTAAAAATACACAAAGTTCAGCAAAAGTTTCAGGCAGTATCGGTATAACCACGGGGCACATAACCGAGTTGCTACAGGGTTACTGGCTAAGTCCCGCCGCGCAACTTGAATATGCAACAGAGTTACTGGTACAGGTGGCTAACGGGGAGTTAACACCGGAAAACCTTTACTACAAAGCCTACGACGCCGGCATGGACACCATTAGCACGGCAGACTGCCCAAGGGGGTAAGGGCTCTAACCCCCGCTCGCGCAAAAGTGGGTGGGGGGTTTTTTCAAACTAAAATCTTATAGGGGGCAACAAACTATGAAAACACCGCAAATACCACCGCCTTGGAAAACAGGCATTTACACTGGAAACGGCGTAGTGGCTACTGAACCAACACTAGCAGAATTTAACAACCCTGCTTGGCAAGAAACCACCTTACAAGAGGTGCTTAACACCATTACCGACAACCACCAACTTAATTTAGAAATGGTGCCGTTTTTTAGCGATTACCTAGCTAAACACTGCACCGACCTTGATACACAAAAGTGGCTAGTACACGACCAAGAGTACATGCTAACCGGTGGCGAACCACCCCCCGCCGTGCAGGAACACCACACCGCCATGCTTACCGGCAAGGACGGGTGGGTTACCGTTACCGAACAGACCCTTGCCACCATATGGGCAAAAGGCTCAACCGACTGGGATGGCAACCCCCACGAGTATACCGAAGGCACACACCGCATTGCAGTGCGGAACTACAAGGGGGTGCAAATTCACGGCTTTGCACAATACGTAAACGAGCCACTAATGTCGGCACTGGGCACGTACTTTGTAAAGGCTCAATAAGAACAATTAGTTGTGGTTCTTTGTTAAGTCCCTACCTATACTATATGGGTAGGGTACTTATTTTAAATCTTATAGGGGCAACACATTATGGAAACAGTTTGGCAAGAACACAACAGCGCAAAGCAACTCTTACAAAACAGTAACTTTGCCAGTTTAGAACCCAACCAACTAAAGCTCATAAAAGGCTGGTATAACGATTTAGCAACCGATAGCTTTAACAGGACGGGCTTATTAGGGAAAGTATACACATACGAAAGCGGCAACGTGGTAGCCGACCAATGTGCCACCACCGAAAAACACCTAGCCGACATAGCATGGTTGCAGTGGGACACAACAATGGAAAAAATACGGGGCAACTCCAACGTAATTAAGTGGTCGGGGCGCATACCGGAAAAACTGTTGCGGTTTAGGGGTAAGTCCTACCCCTACAACACGCTAGGGGCAATCTACAAAGTGCAGTGGTATCCAGGCGAAGGGTTTTACTCGGCAACGTACTTTTCACAACAACCAGTGTCGGCACTGGTTTAATCTTATAGGGGGCAACAAATTATGAAATACCAAGCTTATGACTTTAACACATTTAAGAGGCAACGAGGCAACAAGCTAGAACAACTGGTTGCAACATGTTTAGAAAACCAAATACTTCGCTGGTCACTAACAACTAACGAATTTTATGCCGACGGCAGAAAGGTGCGGCGGGCTATTAAAGACGTGGTAAATGAATTGCGGCATTTTTATAAGCTGAAAGGTTACAGCACCCGACAGTGGAAAACAGCAATAAAACGCGAACTGGCGTATAAAAATCCATGGAACCAGCCAACTGGTTATGAAGGGTATTATGACGATTGCAGAGAAAGGGAAGCATACCCTAGGCGTTACCAAATAGGAGCCATAAATAGCTAGTTTTCTATAATAGGGGTAAATGCGAAATAGTGTAAATTTGTTTTTTAACATTCTATAATATACGTTATCTTGCTATACCCCTATAACCAAGGAGTTAGGTATAATATTCAGTGTTCATGTTCAATATCTGATCAGTTAGATCTGAGGATCCATGCAACTTTTTTGGAAAAAAATAAAAAAATTTCTTTTTGAATTTGGTACTACTTAGTAAACTAGTCGTTAGTAAAACCATAGGAGTAACTATGCCATTAGCAAAAGCGACACACAAACCCACACTTGACGTAGTAGCAAACCCACGTACTGAAAAAAACATAACCCCGATGCAAGAGCAATTTGCACGGTTATATGTCTGCGAGGACATAAGCCAAACCGAGGCGGCTGTGCGGGCGGGTTATTCTAAAAAGTCGGCACATGCTATGGCGTCCCAACTGTTAAATGGGAAAAACTACCCCCACGTTGTGAGTAGGGTTAGGGAGCTACGCATGGAGTTAGCCCACAAGTACGAGGTAACTTTTGAGGGGCATGTGAAAAAGCTGGCTGAAATACGTGACGGGGCTATGCAAAACGGAAACTACGCCGCCGCCGTTGCCGCCGAAAAATCACGAGGGCAAGCCGCAGGGCTTTACATAGACCGTAAGGAAATACTGCACGGCAAAATAGACCAGATGAACCGTGACGAAGTTATGCGTGAAATTAAAAAACTTCAGGAGGAATACCCTGCCCTAGCCCTTGTAGCGAATGGCAATGTTGTTGATGCTGAAATGGTTGAGCCTGAAAAAGTAAGATAAACAAACACTTGCCACAGAATTAACTTTGTTGTAGGTTGTTTTCATGGCAACTAAACCTGAAAGCAAACTCTGGCAACAGCTACGCGACAACACCAAACACATGGGAATACTGTGGACAAGACTAGAGTCTTGGGCTACACCTGGAATACCTGACTTGCACGGCATAAAGAATGGTTGTTGTTTTTGGCTAGAGTTAAAGGTACACAGGCTAAAGTCATTAAGGTCCATAAACTTAAGTCCGCACCAAGTAGCGTGGCAGACCCAGTACGCTAATCAAAAAGGAATTGTTTGGAACTTGGTTGCTCATCCTTCTTCTTCCACTCTAAACATATTTGATGGGAAAAGAGCCATGGACCTCGTACGAAAGAGGACGAAAGATGACCCCCTGACCCCTGACTGGAGTACGTCGGCTCCGTACGACTGGGAGGGGCTCGTCAGTCATCTTCTTTCTTCGTCCCCATGATAATGAGAAGGACTCCCCATGATAATGAGAAGGACTCCCCATGAGTCAAGAAGAGTGAACCCATGACCATGACCCATGACTCCTTGTGAGCGGACTATGGATAATGAAAGATGATGATTCGTAAGGATTCGTGAGGATTCGCACTCGTGCAGATTCACAAAGATTCGTGAAGATTCATGAGGATTCACAGTCCCCATGTCCCCATGTCCCCATGTCCCCATGTCCCCATGAACATTTAGCACTGGCTCTTTATAAACTCTTGTTTTATAGTGGTTATATGGTGGTGGGTAAGGTTCACAATTCTTGGCACTGCCTAAAAAATAGGCAACATTTATTTTTAAAAAAGTATTAAAAAGTACTTGCTTTATGTTTTTATGTGTGTATACTAGTAGCTGTGGTTAGGCAATAACGCCGCCACTAACATTATAAAGGGTAACAAAATGTTAAAACCTAAAAAAGCAGCACCAGCAGTAAAAACCGGCAAGGCAACACCGCCGGTAGCCTACGGGCATAACTGGGTTACTGGTAGTAACCCAGCTAACGGTTGGGCATGGGCAACAGCTAACGCTGTAGCAATGCACGCCACATTTACCAATAACGGTGCCAACAACGGTAACCATGTAACGGTTAACCCAATAGTAGGCAACTTGCAAATTACTAATGCCGGTACGGTATTAGGTAGCTTTGGGGCTAACAAGGTAACAGCAGGGCAAAAAACCTACAGCGTTACGTACCCACATAGTAATACGGTACACGCAACCCTACACGGTAAAACCGTACAAATGGGGCAACGCCAAGCTATACTTAGCGCAATAATACACGGCGTACCAACCACATTGGCTAATGGCAACTTGTGCTATAAAACAGTTAGCCGCGCCTACGGTAATATACTGGCATTTGTTAAACGGTACGGCGTACAGCAAAAGTACAACGGCGTGCTAGCTATGGCACTAGCTGGTAAAAGTAGCTATAAAAGTAAAGGCGTAGCTACCCCACTAGTAACAATTACAGTGGGCACACCAGCAACCCAGTAAGCAAGTAATACCCTTTGGCGGCGGGCTAGTATAGCCGCCGCTTTTTTTTGCCTGTGTTAGGTATACCATACCCCCGTAGGGTACCCCCGCCGCCGCACCAAAACTGTGCCATGCACCAAGACGGGGCACCCCCCGTGAGGCGAGTAGGCTTGCATGCACGTCAGTGTATGCAAGTTTTGCACAAATCTTCGAGCACCAAATAATTATCATCGGTGCTTTACCCCCACCCCCCTAAAACCGTACAATGAGCGTAGGTTCATTGCCCGTGTAAATTTTTCGATATATATTTTAATTATGGACATATCCGTAATTCCCGAGGACCGCTTACGCCATTACGCAACTTTGCTGAGCCGAGCCCAAAACTTGGAGGAAGCCCAAAAGTGCCGTGACGATTTTATGTTGTTCGTGACCACTATTTGGGAGGATTTTATTAACGGTAGGCACCACAAAATTATGGCTGAAAAGTTTAACCGCCTAGCCCGTGGCGATTTAAAACGCCTGATTGTAAACATGCCGCCCCGCCACACTAAAAGCGAATTTGGCAGTTACCTTTTACCCGCATGGTTAATGGGACGTAACCCCAAGTTAAAGATTATGCAAACCACCCACACCGCCGAGCTTGCTTTTAGATTTGGACGCAAAGTGCGTAACCTGATGCTGAGCCCCGAGTATATGCAAATTTTTAACAATGTGGGTTTACGTGCCGACAGCCAAGCCGCCGGTAGGTGGGAAACCAACGCAGGGGGCGAATACTTTGCCGCTGGCGTAGGTGGTGCCGTTACCGGTAGGGGTGCCGATTTACTAATTATTGACGACCCCCACAGCGAACAAGATGCCCTGAGCCCCAGTGCTATGGAAAACGCCTACGAGTGGTACACCAGTGGACCCCGCCAGCGTTTACAACCCGGAGGCAGTATTGTAATTATTATGACCCGTTGGGCAGAAAACGACCTTACCGGCAAGTTGATACGCCAACAAGGGCGCGACATTTTAGCCGACAAATGGGAGGTGGTGGAGTTTCCCGCCCTGATGCCCGAAAGCAACGAACCCCTGTGGGGTGAGTTTTGGAAAAAGGACGACCTACTTGCCGTAAAGGGTAGTTTGTCCGTAGGCAAGTGGGAAGCCCAGTGGCAACAAAACCCCACAAGCGAGCAAAGTGCTATTTTAAAACGCGAGTGGTGGCAAGTGTGGAAACCCGAAGAGTTACCCCCCTTGGACTACGTTATGCAAAGTTACGACACCGCATTTAGTAAACAGTCCACCGCCGACTACAGTGCCATCACTACTTGGGGCGTGTTTAGACCCACCGAGGGTGGACCGCCCAACATTATTCTGTGCGACGCTAAACGGGGACGATGGGACTTTCCCGAGCTAAGACGCATAGCCCTTGAGGAGTTTAAGTATTGGGACCCCGAGGCGGTGCTAATCGAAGCCAAAGCCAGTGGCATGCCCCTTACCCAAGAGTTACGCAACATGGGTATACCCGTAACCAACTACAGCCCTAGCCGTGGTAACGACAAATACACCCGCGTAAATAGTATTGCCCCTTTGTTTGAAAGTGAGTTAGTATGGGCACCAGATACACGTTGGGCTGAGGAAGTGGTTGAGGAGTGTGCGGCGTTTCCCGCTGGCGAACATGACGACTTTGTGGACACCGTAACTCAAGCCTTGCGCCGATTTAGAGAGGGCGGTTTAATTACGCACCCCGAGGATTATGAACCCGAGGACACACCACCACAGCAAAGGATTTATTACTAATTATGGCACAAGACCCCCGCCCCAGTAACGTAGACCGTAGCTTACTACAAGCCCCGTTGGACATAATGGCTCCCGCCGAAGAGGAGTTACTAAACCAAGAACAAGAGTTTTTAGCCCAAGATGTAAACATAGACCTCGACCCCGACCTTGCCGGTGGAGCTGAAGTTACCTTTGGACCCCCCGACCCAGAAAGCATACTGGGCGAAGAACCGGCTAACTTTTTCGACAACCTTGCCACCGCCGTAGACCCTGTAACTTTAGGCGTTGTTGCCAAAGATTTACTGGACTACGTAACCGAAGACAAGCACAGCCGCGACGAATGGGAAGACACCTACACCAAAGGCTTAGAACTACTAGGCTTGAAGTACGAGCCCCGCACCGAACCCTTTAACGGAGCCACCGGCGTTATACACCCCGTGCTAAACGAGGCGGTAACGCAGTTTCAGGCTCAGGCGTATAAGGAAATGTTACCTAGTGCCGGACCCGTGCGAGCCCAAATTATAGGCAGTACCAATGTTGAGCTTGAAAAACAAGCCCAACGAGTGCAAAATTACCTAAACTACCAAATTATGTACAACATGGATGAGTACGAACCCGAGTTTGACCAGATGTTGTACTTTTTGGGACTTGCCGGTAGTGCTTTTAAGAAAATTTACCGCGACGACATGCTCGCCCGCCCTGTTAGCAAGTTTGTACCCGCCGAAGATGTGCTGGTGCCGTACTCTGCAACCGACCTTAACACCGCCGAACGGGTAACCCACGTAATACGAATGAATAAAAACGAACTCCGCAAACTACAAGTAAGCGGTTTTTACCTCGACATAGAGCTAACGGACTCTACAACCGAGGGGGCAGACCAAATTGAGGAAGAATACGATAAATTAGAGGGCAGACAACCGTCCAACACCGACCACCCCTACACCCTTTACGAGTGCCACTGCTATTTGGACTTGCCCGAGTACCCCGACACCGACGCTAATGGCGAAGAAACCGGCATAAAGCTACCCTACATAGTAACCATTTGCGTAGACACACAGGACATACTCAGCATACGGCGTAATTACCGCCCCGACGACCCTTTGAAAAACAAAATACCCCACTTTGTGCAGTATAAATTTACTCCTGGGTTGGGATTTTACGGTTTTGGGCTCATACACTTGCTTGGCAACCTGAGCCGCACAGCCACAGCCAATTTACGTCAGTTAATCGACAGCGGAACCCTAGCTAACATGCCCGCAGGATTTAAAGCGCGAGGTTTACGCATCGCCGATGACGAAAACCCCGTACAACCTGGAGAATTTAGGGATGTGGACGTTCCCGGAAACGATTTACGTAGCAGTTTGATGCCTTTACCCTACAAAGAGCCTAGCGGTACGCTGTACCAGTTGATGGGATTTGTGGTGCAGTCGGCGCAACGGTTTATAGGCACCACCGATATGGGTGTTGGCGACGGTAGACAAGAAATGCCCGTTGGCACCACCATAGCTTTACTGGAACGGGGCTCCCGTATAGTAAGTGCGGTGCATAAACGCCTACACGCCAGTATGAAACTGGAGTTAAAGTTACTAAGCGACCTTTTTGCCGAAGACCCTACCCCCTACCCGTACCAAGTAGAGGGCGATGTACAAATTAAAGCGCAAGATTTTGACCAACGGGTGGACATACTACCCGTAAGCGACCCTAATATTTTCAGTATGTCGCAAAGGGTAGTTTTGGCACAAGAACAACTAAAGTTGGCACAAGCCGCACCCGAGTTGCATAACCTGTACGAGTCGTTTAGGCGTATGTACGAGGCTTTGGGCGTAACCAACATTGACCAAGTGCTAAAAGCCCCCGCACCCGTGGCACCAATGGACCCCGCCACCGAAAACCAAATGGCTAGTAGTGCCGCCGCCGGACAGGGTAAACTACAGGCGTTTCCCGAGCAGGACCACGATGCCCACATTGCCGTGCATACCGCATACATGCAAAGCCGAGTAGCCCAAATGCAACCCGCCGTGCTTATGACTTTGGAAAAGCACATTTACGAGCACTTGGGTCTTAAAGCGGCGAACCTTATGCAACAAGACCCTGCCATGCAACAGCTCGCCCCCGAAGAACAACAGATGGTGCTTGCTAGGTTACAGGCACAGCTAATACAGGAGTACCAACAGCAACAACCTCCTGCCCCGCCTAGTGACCCACTGGTGCAGATTAAACAACAAGAGCTCGCCCTAAAACAACAAGACCAAGCCGCCGACCAGCAGTTGAGTCAGCAGAAGTTGCAAATGGACGCCCAAAAACAACAGCAAAATTACGGCGTACAACAACAGCGTATACAAAGCACCGAGGACATAGCTAAAATGCGAGCCCAAATAGCCCTACAACGCCAACAAAATAAAGGATAAACCAATGTCAAAGAATAAAGACTTGCAGAATGCAAGAGAAAAGTTTTACGAGGGACCAGCTTCTGACTATCAAAGTTTTCATCAGTATTTGATAAATCAAGGCAGACCAGACCTAGTTGACGCGGATAAAAAATCTACCGGAGGAAGAGAAAAAATGGCTGAAGGCACTAAAAAGGAAAAGGACAAGAAAAAGAAAATACAAGGGGTCATACGTTTTTCAGGATCAGATATGTTAGACCTTAACCCAGAAAAGTTTGTAAAAAACCTATCAAGAACTATTTTAGAACAAAGTGATAGAACTAAAAAATCTGCTGGTGGATTAACAGGAAACCAGAAAAAACTAGACAAAAACAAAGATGGTAAAATTACAGGACAAGATTTTAAAATGCTTAGAGATAAAAAATCTGCTGGTGGTAGAGTAAAATTATCCAAAGGCACCCCAAACCCCGCTTTGATGGACGCCACCAGTAACCGAGCTACCAATGCAAAAATAAGCCGTGGTGGTGGAGCCGCCGTTAGAGGGGTTAAGTTTAAAGGCGTTTTTTGAGTAGCCCTTTTGTTATAGGAATTGAAAAGTTGGCACAGAAAAAGTTTGAGCCTGAAAGTAAACACGCCGAGTTTGACTTAGACCACGACGGCGTGGTTACCGATAAGGAATTATCACAGTCGCAGGAAATGATCGAAATCGAACTGCGTGAAGAAAAAAGCCACGCTCAAAAACGCATGGCGTGGGTGGCTATGGGCAGTATGATTGTTTTTTCTGCTGTGTTGTTCACCCCCCTAGTAACCGAAAACCGTGTAAGTGCTTTGGCTGACTTACTGGGGTTGTTTTATATCGCCCAAGCCGGTATCGTAGGGGCATATATGGGAGTATCAGCTTGGATGAGTAGGAAATAAATTATGTCGCCGATTGAGTACCCACTTACCCCTCCCCCTCCGGGTCCAGTAATAAAAGATCCAGGAGAAACTTACGTCGCCCCTATATCAAGTCCTGCTCAACCGCCACCCCCACCAAATGTTGACCCCGTGCCTAGTCCACTTCAACCGCCACCGCCGCCACAACCTGTTATTGGGTATCCAACTCAAATGGGGGAGCAAAACCAGTTTACCCTTAACCCAGAAAACTTTGCTCAACTTGGCGGTCGCGTTGATAATATTGAAAATAGACTAGAAAGACTAGGCACCACACTAGACAGCCAATTTGGTTCCCCTCAGTTACAAATGGGCATTGGTGGTTACGGTGGTTTTGGCTCGCCGTATGGGTTTAATCCTTACGCGGGTATGGGTGGTGGGTTTTCTAGCCCTTTTTCTTCGCCTTTATACGGTGGAATTGGACAATATTTCCCATTTTTTTAACAATTGAGCAGTAACCCTTGGTTAGCCTATATAGACAATAAGTCCAATACGTGGAGAATTGTAGACTTAAAAAATAACTGGGTTATTCCAAACAATGTTATTGTTAGAGAGTTTGCTACTAAACAGCAAGCAGAACAATACATAAACAACCGACAAGGAGAAGTACATGGCGTGGACTAGCTTACTTGGACCAGCAACCAAATTGATTGGTGGCTTTATTGAGTCAAAGGTAGAAAAACAACGTGGCAAAACCAGAGTGGCTGTTGCTAAAGCCGAAGCCGAAGCCGAGGTTTATAAACAAACCAGTTTACAAGAGGGTAATTGGGAAAAGATTATGGCGCAGGGTAGCCAGCAAAGTTTAAAAGACGAGTGGCTTACCATACTGTTTAGCATTCCGCTTATACTTGCTTTTATCCCCGGAGCCGAGGGCGTAGTGGCTCGTGGGTTTGAACAATTGGAGGCAATGCCCCAGTGGTATCAGTATAGTTTGGGAGTTATTGTAGCCGCTAGTTTTGGAGTGCGGAGTGCAACAAAGTTTTTTGGAAAACGATGAAAAAGAAAATACACGTAAATCAGCACGTTATTCGTAAAAACCACAAAACAGGCGAAAGAAACCCTTGTCTTACAGTTAAGACATATAAAAACAACACCTACGCAAATACAGTAGAAATTAAAGGGGCATCTAAAGTTATATACAGCCCCGATAAACCCTTGCCGTGTGGGGCTAAAGTATGGATAGAAACTGATGCAGAAGTTATAGCATTATGAGTGGACAAATATTTGGGAGAAAATAATGGCAGAATTTAGTCTTAGTGCAAGAAGTTTAGACCGCTTGCGAGGAGTTAATCCTAGGTTGCAAGCGGTGGTTAGGCGAGCAATCACTATAACTAAGATAGACTTTGGGGTAATAGAAGGCGTAAGAACCCTTGAAAGACAACAGGAGTTATTTGATAGCAAAGCCAGCCAAACAATGAAAAGCAAACACCTTGCTGATGAAGATGGTTATGGCAACGCGGTAGACCTAATGGCTTACGTTAACGGACGTGGTTGTTGGGAACTAACTGTATACGATGATATTGCGGATGCTATGAAAGAAGCCGCACAAGAAGCCGAGGTTAGTGTTCGGTGGGGGTGTGCTTGGCATATAAACAACATTTGTGATTGGGACAGTACAATGGAAGCCGCTATGAATGCCTACATTGACTTCAAACGGATATCTGGTAAACGCCCATTTTTAGACGGACCACACTTTGAATTGACATAAAAAACCATGGATGATCTTTACTTTTACAACAATTTGATTAAGAATATACGCGAACGGCAAAAATCATTGGAAGAAAGTTTGTGTTTTGGCTCTGTTCCCGATTTTACCGCCTTCAAGGAGTTGCGAGGTAGACTCGCAGAACTTGCTATAACTGAACAGGTTTTAAAAGACCTGCTGAAAAAGGTATCAGATGAATAAAATTTTAGTACCCGAACATGTAGCAGAGGAAGAGCAACAGAAACAAGAAACATTAGACAAAGCCTATGTAAAAAAAGAGGATCTTTACTTAGACCCAAGTAAACTTCCTGCCTCTACAATAGATCGTATGCCGCAACCCACTGGATGGAGAATACTAATTTTGCCTTATCAGGGCAGAAAAATGAGTGACGGTGGGATTTTAATGCCAGACCAAGCCCGCGAACGTGAATCTATAGCCACCGTATGTGGTTATGTTTTACGGGTAGGGTCGCTTGCTTATAAAGACGGCAATAAATTTGATTGGAAACCGTGGTGTAAAGAAGGCGACTGGGTGATTTTTGGTCGGTATGCCGGTAGTCGGTTTAAAATCGAAGGTGGTGAGGTACGGTTGCTAAATGATGATGAAATACTGGCAACCATTTCTTCGCCTGAGGATATTTTACACATTTAACCCATGGAGCTAACCATGCAAGAACCCACAACACAGGACACTGAAAATGAAAACCAAACTGTTGAAGTTGATCTCGAACAATCCGCTGACAAAACTGTGGAACAATCTTCTAAGCAAACTGAAACACAGCCCGATGCAGGAGACAGCACCTCCGGAGCCGAAAAAAGCACCACGAGTGCCACGCAAGCGGGGGATGAGGAACTTGAAAACCACAGCGAGAAAGTCCAGAAAAGGATAGCAAAACTAACAGGTAGGATGCGGGAAGCCGAAAGGCGTGAAAAAGCCGCTATTGAGTACGCACAATCTGTGCAGAAACAACTTGATGAAAGCAAACAAAAAACCACTTCTTTAGATAGTTCTTTTGTAAATGAGTTTGAAAACAGAGTTACTTTACAAAACGAAATGTTACAAACCCAGTTAAAAGAGGCTATAGACCGTGGCGATGTAGATAAACAAGTTGAGGTGCAAAAACAATTAGCCACCGTAGCGCATGAAAATGAAAGATTAAAATACGTTAAGCAACAAAGAGAGGAACAACAAAAACAAGCAGAGGCTGTTGCTCAACAACCGCAACAACCGCAACAAGTACCGCAACGTAGCCCCGACCCTAAAGCTAAAAATTGGGCAGAGCAAAACGAATGGTTTGGTCAAGACGAGCCCATGACTCTCACCGCTTTTAGCATACACAAAAAAATGATTGAAGAAGAAGGGTGGGATGGCGCAACCGATGAGTACTATACCGAACTAGATAAAAGAATACGAAGGGAGTTTCCGCACAAGTTTAACCAAGAAAACTCGAGTGCTAGAAACACCCCCGCAGTAGCTTCGGCTACAAGAACAACAACAAAAGGGAAGAAATCGGTAAAATTATCGGCTTCTCAAGTTGCCATAGCCAAGAAACTTGGTGTATCGTTAGAAGACTACGCGAAGCAAGTTGCTCGCCTAAACTCGTGAAGGAAGATCCAAAATGACTGATCGCAACCCACGCACCACTCAAACAAGAGCAAAACAAGATCGCCGCAAACCGTGGCAACCCCCGTCCTCTTTGGACGCACCTCCTCCACCGGAAGGTTTTACTCATCGCTGGATTAGAGAATCCGTTATGGGCTTCGATGACAAGAAAAATCTTTCTGCTAGGCTACGCGAAGGCTTTGAATTAGTTCGTGCTGAGGAATACCCAAACTTTGAAGCCCCCACTATTCAGGATGGTAAACATGCTGGAGTAATAGGGGTGGGTGGGTTAGTACTCGCTAGATTTCCTATTGAATCAAAAGACGAGCGCGATCTTTACTATCGTCAAAAGACACAAGATCAAATGGACGCCGTTGACAATGATTTAATGAGGGAACAACATCCGTCTATGCCTATTAGTAAACCTGATAGGCAATCTCGTGTAACTTTTGGAGGTAAACGCCCCGATGGGTCAACCTCTGAATAATTTATAAGGAACTGAGTTATGGCAAATACTGATGCCGCTTTTGGGCTACGCCCACATAACAGACTAGGTTCCAATGCAAACTCGTCAGGCACTACTGCCTACAAGGTTCAAATAGCTGGTGTTGCTGGTTCTTCCAGTGCAATTTATCAGGGAGATATGGTAATACCGCTAACAAATGGTCTTGTAGACGTAAGTGCGGCAGACGGAGGAAGTGTTGCGATCTTGGGTGTTATGAATGGTTGCCAATATACCAACCTTAACGGTGAAGTTGTTTTCGCGAATAATTATCCCGGAACAGCCTCGTTAAAGTCGGGTACAGAAGCAACTGTTTTTGTATACGACGACCCATTTGCAGTTTTTGAAATAAACTGCGATGCGTCACTCACTAACCTAGCCACAGCTACAGCGTTGATTCATAGTAACGCCGAGGGTGCTACTTTTGGCTCTCAAGTTGGATCAACTGGTATTTCAGCCGGTGAACTTGCTGTTTCCACTGCTGGAGCTACCACTGCAACAGATAATTTTAGGATTGTTGGATTTAAAGACGTCCCTGGAATTGATTACGCAAGTGCTGGAGTTGTAGCATTGGTTAAGTTGAACCTTTCTTTCCACCTAGCTACTACTGGCTTATAAACTTAAGGAGAATAGATTATGGCTATATCACGTGGTCAACTCCTCAAAGAACTTGAGCCGGGACTTAACGCTCTGTTCGGAATGGAGTACGACAGGTATGACAATGAGCATGCCGAAATTTATGAAACTGAGGCTTCAGACCGTGCGTTTGAAGAGGAAGTTATGTTATCGGGCTTTGGTCAAGCACCTGTAAAGGGTGAGGGATCAGCTGTTAGTTACGACACAGCTAACGAAGCCTACACCGCTCGTTACACACACGAGACTATTGCACTAGCTTTTGCGATTACCGAAGAAGCCGTGGAGGATAACCTTTACGACCGTCTTTCTAGTCGTTATACTCGTGCGTTAGCTCGCTCAATGGCTAACACCAAACAGGTGAAAGCGGCGGCTGTTTTGAACAACGCTTTTGATAGTGGCTTCACTTTTGGTGATGGAAAAGAGCTTTGTGCTACTGACCACCCAACAGTGGGCGGGGGAAATTTCAAAAATGAGCTGACTGTATCAGCTGATTTGAATGAAACTTCCTTGGAGCAATCTCTTATAGATATTGCCGCATTTATCGACGAGCGTGGATTGAAAATTGCTTTGCAAGGCAGGAAACTCATTATCCCTTCTGCTCTACAGTTTGTGGCTGAAAGATTGATGGCTTCAACCCTAAGAACAGGAACATCGGATAACGATATCAATGCTGTGCGAAACATGGGTATGTTGCCCGATGGGTATGTGGTTAACCACTTCCTAACGGATACCGATGCTTTTTTCATTAAAACAGACGCTCCAAACGGCTTTAAACATTTTGAACGTGCCGCTATTAAGACTTCTATGGAAGGCGATTTTGACACTGGAAACGTTCGTTATAAAGCTCGCGAGCGATACAGCTTTGGTGTTTCAGACCCACGTTGTGTGTTTGGATCTCCAGGGGCATAACCCGTTTTTTAAAAACGCGATAAAGGGAGGCTTGTGTCTCCCTTTATTTTTGGGTAAAGTGTTAACTCCCTGACAACCACACTGTGTGGTTGACACTTGCCAAGACAGGAGAAAATAAATGGCTAATTCAACATTCAGTGGACCAGTCCGGTCCGAAAATGGATTCAAAGTAATATCAAAAAACGCCTCTACTGGGGCTATCACCGATGTGGCTTCTATTGCCTCTACGGGTATTGTTACCAACAAGTACGTTAAACACGTGGGTTTTGCTACAGGCGTAACCGTGAACACCACAGCGGGCGATAGTCCAGCTATTGGTGAGTTTACGCAACCAGCAAACACCGTTATTACCGACATAAAAATATTTTGCGTAACCGCACCTGTTATTGGTACCGGCGACATTGGTTACGAAGTAGGAACAAGTAGCTCTGGAGCACAGATTGTTGCCGCAATTACCGATGAAATTTTAGACGGTGGCACCACGGTTGTAGTTGGCAATGTAACTACCACTACCTTAGTAACTCAAACTCAAAGTGCTACTACCGCTCCAGCCTCTGTACAGTACACCAGTGCAGAAAGAACTATTTATTGCAACATTACTAATACTGTAGATGCTACTACCGCCGGATCGTTTACTTTTGTAATCGAATACGTACAAGTAGCGTAAGGGGGTCAATATGGCTGATGCCGTTACAAGTCAAACTATTCAGGATGGCGACAGAACAGCAGTAATGAAGTTTACAAATGTTTCTGACGGTTCTGGAGAAAGTGCAGTAGCTAAAGTAGACGTAAGTGCTTTACAAACTAGCTCGTATAACCAAACATGTACGGGCGTAGCCATTGAGCGTATCTGGTGGCAGTGCATAGGTATGCGAGTGCAAATGCTGTGGGATGCTACTTCCAATGTTATTTGCCTAGAGTTAGGAGAAAACCAAAGTGGAGACAGTGATTTTTCTACTTTTGGTGGTTTAACAAATAACTCGGGAAGCGGTAAAACAGGTGATCTTTTGTTTACCACGGTAGGACACACTAGCGGCGATAGCTACAGCATAGTTTTACAGCTAAATAAGAGCTTTACTTAATACATGGCTAGTACAAAAGATGTAAAAAGAACCCCCTCGGGAAGGTTAACCTACCGAGGGGAAACTTTTAGTGGTTACAACAAGCCTAAACGCACTCCTAATGCTAAGAAAAAATCAGCAGTGTTGGCTAAAAAAGGTACTCAGGTAAAACTGGTGCGGTTTGGCGATCCTAATATGACTATTAAAAAAGACCAACCGGGACGTAGAAAAAGTTTTAGAGCACGACACAGTTGCGATACTGCTAAAGATAAGTTTTCTGCTCGTTATTGGTCTTGTAAGGCATGGTGATGTAATGGCTATGAACCGCGGGTCGATAAAAACACTCATTGAAAAAGCCCCGTCTAAAAAACGTAAGAAAACCAAGAAAACCAAGAAAACCAAAAAAATCCCTGAAAAGTATTTAGCTGGATTATCTGCCGCAGAAAAAGCTAAAAGAAAAAAGGAAATTTTAAAGAACGCAAAAAAATCTCCCAAAGATCCTTCTGCGTATGCTTTTGCTACGGATCGTACCCCTTCGGGTAAACTTAGAAAAACCAAAACATCTAAACACACCAAAGCCTACCGAAAAATGTATGGCTAAAACAAGGAGCACTTGATGGCGTTAAGCGAAAAAGTAACAAAAGCCCTTGCAAAAAAAGCTGAGGCGGCTCGTAAAAAAGGTAAAAAGGTAACTACGGGTCAACTTAAGCGAGTTTATAAAAAAGGACTTGCGGCGTACCGCACGGGGCACCGTCCTGGAACCACCCCTAACCAATGGGCTATGGCAAGAGTAAACAGTGTATTAACCGGTGGTAAAGCCGCCAAAGTAGATGCACATATTTTTGGAAAAGGTAAAAAACCAGCCACTAAAAAGAAAAAGGACACAGCTTAATGCCGTACTTAACGAGTAACATACCCCATTTTAACTGTTGGGTACGCAAAGAATTTACACATAACCACGAGCAGTATCACGGGGAGTTTTTACACGCTATAGCGTTTGCCGTAAACACCATACCCGACCGGTGCTTAAGTTTTCAGGTAGTGTTTACGGGGTGTGAAACAGATTTAGACGATAGCTTAGAAAACGTACATGGCGGGGCAATGTGGGCAAGACTGCCCATAACCGCATTAGTAGCCGATACCCCCCTAGAACAGATGCCCGACCGTATGGTTACGCACCTTGTTCAGCCGTGGGATTGCAGTTCGCACTACCATTCTATTGTAAAATTTGATAGAGTGAGCTCAAGCCCGTGGATTTGCAAAATCGATGGAGAGTTTTATACTGGTCGATACATGTTTACGGTGGATTACACGGAGTCGCAAATATCGGATGACCCCGCTCAGCATAAACAAAGTCATGTTCTACAGCTAACCGACGCTGAAGAGTGGACAGGCAACATTGTAGCGTTGCCAAACAACAGGGTAAGGGCGACCTCCCCTGCAATGTGGGAAACTGGCGAAGGACCTCCTGATTTTAAGCCTAGCCAGTGGTTAATGAATGCCGAAAGTGATGACAGTTATATGGATCCTTCGGTTACTTTTAATAACTTATATGCAGAGGAAAAATCAAATGGCAGGAAAAAGAAGTAAAAACGGCACCCGCATGAAGGCAATGGGTGGCGGCGCAATGATGAAAAAGAAAAACTATGCCAAAGGCGGTAGGGCAAAATTATCCGAAGGTTCGAAACCTCAACAAAAAAACCCAACGCTTCAAGAGCGTTTTCGAGACGCCGAACAACCAATGAAGCCAGAGGGATCACCTCGACCAACTCCAGCAACTCCAGCAACTCCAGCAACTCGGAAGAAGAACAAAGTCGACAAGGCTATGGAAAAAAGAAAAAAAGCAATGGGCGGTGGTGCCATGATGAAAAAGAAAAATTACGCCAAGGGTGGACCAGCCAGAACTAAGATGGCTAATGGCGGTAAAATGGTTAAAGGACCATATAGTTAAAGATGGCTACCTCGGACTCTAAAGACTTTTCCCCCGACATTGCCGAATACGTCGAAGAGGCTTTCGAGCGTTGTGGCTTAGAAGTACGCACGGGGTACGACTTGCGGTCGGCAAGGCGGTCGTTAAATCTGTTGTTCGCCGATTGGGCTAACCGTGGATTAAACCGTTGGACTATTGAGCAAAAAACCTTGAGTCTAGCTCAGGGGGTGTCTGTGTACCCCTTGGGCGATTTAACCATGACGGTTGGTGGCTCGGGTTCTTTTACCGTGGGCGAAACCATTACCGGCGGCACCAGTGGGGCAACGGCGTCTATAACCAGTGCCCCGTCCAGCACGTCGCTTGCTATTACGGTGCCCAGTGGCACTTTTACCGCCAGCGAAACCCTTACCGGTGGCACCAGTGGGGCGACCACTACGTTAAGTAGTGCCGTAAGTTTTGAGGATACCCAAGCCAGTATCGACATACTGTCTGCCGCAGTAAGGCAAAACAGTGGTACGTCTACTCAAACCGACACTAGTATTAGCCGTGTTAGTAGGGACGATTTTTTAAACATACCCAGTAAACGCACCCAAGCCCGACCAACACAGTATTACGTAGACAGGCAAATTACGCCTCGGGTACGGTTGTGGGCTACCCCTGATTCTAGCACTAGCTACATTTTGGTGTATGACCGGCTTACCCGCATTGACGATGCCGATGCCGCCACTAACACCCCCGATGTGCCGTTTAGGTTTTACCCTTGTCTTACGGCAGGGTTGGCTTATTACTTGTCGTTAAAAAGAGCTCCTCAACGTATGCAGATTTTAAAGGCGGTGTACGAAGAAGAGTTTGAACGTGCGGCGGCTGAAGACCGCGACCGGTCTAGCCTGAGTTTAACCCCAAGCAGAGATTACTATACGTTTATATCATGAAATTTTCTACTGGAAAACACGCCCAATTTATTTCCGACCGTAGCGGTATGCAGTTCCCCTACACCGAAAGAAGGGTAGAGTGGAATGGGTCGGTGGTGCATATTAGCGAATTTGAACGCAAGCACCCACAGTTAGAACCTAAGAAACCTCCCCGCGAACCACAGGCATTATACGACGCTAGACCCGACAGAAAAGAACCTTTAACCGTGCCCGTAGGTGGCGAGGTGTTCCCCTTACTTAAAAATAAATTAACCGTTGGTGTTGCAGAGGTAGGAACGGTTACGGTAACCATATCATGAGTTTTACATACGCTACATTAAAAACCGCTATACAGGATTACACCGAAAATACGGAAACAACTTTTGTTACCCACTTACCCGATTTTATAAAGGGTGCCGAAGAACGGCTTTTAAAAACGGTGCAGTTGAGTGTTTTTAGAAAAAACGCCTCAGGGTCTATGACTAGCACAAATCAATATTTAGCGGCTCCTACCGATTATTTGTCTTCTTTTTCTTTATCCTATACAAATTCTAGCAGTGAAAAAGTGTTTTTAGAACTAAAAGACACTGATTTTGTACAAACGTATAATCCTAACCCTGCCACTACAGGGTTACCTAAATACTACGCTGTTTTTGATGTGGATAATTTTATACTCGCCCCCACCCCAAACAGCGGTTATGCGGTAGAGTTGCACTATTATTATCGCCCAACAAGCCTTACCGCAGGGGCTGATTCGGGCACAACATGGTTGAGCGAAAACACCCCCTACGCTTTATTGTACGGTAGTTTAATCGAAGCGTATGTTTACATGAAAGGCGAAGCAGACATGGTTGCGCTTTACGAAAAACGCTTTACACAGGCGTTGGTAGAAGCCAAACAACTGGGAGAAGCTAAAGAACCAACCGATGAATTTAGAACAGGAATGGTCATACGACCTAAACAATAATGGACGATCACGCTACCTTAGAGGTGCCAAAAGATTACGTAGTAGGAGTACAAACAACACATAACAGGGGGCATACCCCTGAAGAGGTTGCACAGCGTTGTGTGGACAGAATTATTGCCATTGGCGATAAAACACACCCGCTAATACGAGACCAAGCACGAGCTTTTAAAGAACAGGTTGTTAAACTGGTGGCGCACTATATGCGAGAAGCTATTAAAAGTGACCGCACAACGGTTTATAATGAGTTAAAAAATGCAGGGCAACCTCAGTTAGCTGAATTAATAAGGAGACTATAGTATGGCTTTTACCGGTAATTTTATGTGTACCTCTTTTAAAAAAGAGATTTTATTTGGAGCACACGATTTTGATTCCTCTACGGGGGATACTTTTAAAATGGCGTTGTATACTAACAGTGCTAGTTTTACTGCGGCTACGACAGCGTACACCACTAGCAATGAAGTTACGGGCACTGGGTACACGGCAGGAGGGCAAGCTTTAAATCCGGTAGATCCTACAACTTCGGGCACTACCGCTTTGGTGGATTTTGCGGATGAAACATGGACTTCTTCTACCATAACGGCAAGAGGGGCTTTGGTATACAACACGGGACCAAACAC